TTCTTCCCATCTGAAATCCCAACTATCGTTAAATCTTAATTTATTACCCTGATACAACCAGTTAGTTGCTTGGTAAATTGTACCACAATGACCTTCTTTAGGGTCTGAATATGAAATAAGTGCTTTGATTTGTGGTACATTCTCCCTTAACCAATCAAAAGTTTGACCTAAGAACCAACTCTCTATATTTGAACCATAATCATCAAATACAAACAATCGAACTAATTCTAAAACTTCTGTTCTATCTAATAGTTCAGTTATGGATTGTCCACTCAATCTACCAATCGGGTCTCCATAACAAGCTACACCTATAAGTTTTTCTGAAGTATTAAAGAATTGATGTGAATCATCCTCAACGTACAAACCAATAGCGTAAGATACCTTAGTCCATAAATGTGAATAATGGTTTTTTACTACTATATCTTTAGCTACGGATTTGGAAATTTTTCTTACTGATAATTTGGATGTATCACAATACTTCTTTCCTACTTCTTTCATTATTGGTATTTATCAAATTCACCCACTAAGAGATGAGTCCACGTTTCATTCTTAACTATCCTACGGATGTTAGCAGGTGAAACTCCATTGTTTCTTGCCAACACTCTAACATTACGATGTCCTACTTTCCAAAGTTTTCGTATTGTGTTAACCTGTTGTTCAGTTAATTTATGTTGTGGATGGGATTCCCCTCTTAATGCCATACTTTTTCGTAACTTATTACTAATATACAACTTTTTTTTCAAAAATCCAAATTTATTTTACTGCATTAATATAGTTTTGTTGTGGTTGAACTCCGATAAATCTTTTTACTTCATTAACACCATCAACCAATACAACTGTTGGGATATTCCTAACACCATATTGTTGAGCTCTTTCATAATCCTCATCAACATCTATTTTTTCTACTTCTACAATAGATGATACTTCGTTCATAATCGGCGCTAACGTTTTACAGGGTTGACACCATTGGGCTGAAAAATACAAATACTTCATTTTCTTACTCCTTTTAAAATTTATCCATCACAACTTATACAATCTGGGTCCATAGCTTGTGCTGCAATATCCCCCCTTAGAACCGATTCAGTTCTGGTGTAATATAATGTTTTTACACCTTGCTTCCACGCTTCTAAGTGAACCTGATTCATCCACTTCGGAGTTGCTACCGATGGGAATGCCAAATTCAATGAAACTGATTGGTCGATGTATTGTTGTCTAACACCAGCCTGTCTAACCAACTCTAATTGATTAATCTCTTTGAATGTTTTAAATACATCTTTTACCTTATCACACTTAGTAGTATCTACATCACCATTAACTTCAGTTAGTTTTCCATCACAATATACCCAATTATCTAATTCTTTGATATCTTGTACAGAACCACCATCGGCTAAGATTTTATCCCAAGTTTCTTTGTTGTTGATACCTGCTTTTCTAAGTGCTTTTTCTAATTCTCTATTTTTTCTAATGAATGTACCTTTTGATGTTTGTTCCGTAAATACATTCGCTGCCCACGGCTCGATGCCTGGTGATACGTTACCTGCCAACTTAGAGTTGGATACAGTTGGAGCAACTGCTCTTAGGTGAGTGTTTCTGAATCCACTATCTTTACACCAAAGTGGTTCACCTAATTCAGATGCCATATCTCTACTTGCTCTTTCCGATTCTATCTTTAATTGTGAGAAAATTCTACGAGTTTCGAATTGAGCTGGAAGTGAATCAAATGGAATACCTTTTTGTTGTAAGTAAGTGTGCCATCCTAAAACACCCAATCCTAATGCTCTACCTTTTTCTGCTGAACGAACTGCGTTTTCGAATCCTCTCATATTCTTAGCTCTTTGTAAGAACTCAGATAAGATACCATCTAAGAACCAAGTTGCAGTGTAAATCAAATCGGTGTGTTTCCACTCATCGTACTTTGATAAGTTCAATGATGATAAACAACAAACGAATGAGTGTGATTCATCTGTATGTAATGTGATTTCAGAACATATATTAGTCATATGAACTTTCAATCCATTGTTTTTGTACATATCAGGATTTTGTTTGTTGATGTTACCTTTGAACATTACATATGGTTCACCAGTTGCTTTTCTCTTTTGAAGTACCTTACCCCATTTTCTACGAGCTTCTGCATCACCATCTTCTAATCTTCTCATAAACTTATCACCAACAACCACACATTGATGTAAATTCAAACATTGTCTGTTTACATCACCTTTAGGTTCTCTGATTTCAATCCACTCATCAAAATCATCGTGGTCTATGTTCAAATTTACAGATGCGGCTCCCCTTCTAACAGAACCTTGATTGGTAGCAAGGATTGTAGAATCATAAATCTTAGCGAATGGAACAACACCATCTGATGTACCATTTTGTGTAATCGTAGAACCTGCTGGTCTAATCATATTTAAACCAACACCTACACCACCACCATGTTTGGCAAGTAACATCATTTCTAAGTTCTTAGTACCAATCTCTTGGATAGAATCACCAACATCAATACCAAAACAACTGATAGGTAATCCTCTATCAGTACCAGTGTTTGATAAAACAGGAGTTGCTAAGTTCAACCAACCCTTCCAAATGTAATCGAAGAATTTAGTTGCCATTTGTGGTTTACCTAATCTTCGAGCAGCAGTTGTTGCTACTCTCCAATAAGCATCTTTTGGTTTTTCACCATCTAGTAAGTATCCTTTTGATATTGTCTTAACGTAGATTTCTGTGTTAGCCCAAGAAGGAAAATCTACGTCTATTTCCCATCCTAATTCGGCGCCGTAGTTTTTCATTCTTTTATAAACACCCCATTTTCTGTTTTACCTTTTCTATCTTTGATTTCGTTCCATGCTGCTTCCAAACACTCTGATGGGTGTAAACCTAATTGCATTGATAGAATAATCAATGTAACAAAGGAATCACCAATACCATCTACAATTTCATCTCTGTTATCTTTAAGAAGTGCGCCAGATGTTTCACCAACTTCTTCCAAAACTTTCAACATTTGTTTTGGGGCGTTATCTTTAACTAAGATACCTTTATCATCAGCCCAACCAATAACTTTGTTGATTAAGCCATCAAATGTAGTTACCACATCGGTTTCCCATGGGTGTTTATATACAGAATCTTTCGTCTGCCGAATCTCATTAAGAGTTCGTTCTTTTGTATTATCTTTCATATCGTAACTTTTTTATTTTACCAAATATCGTTGAAATCTTCACCTTCACCTGCTTTAGAATAATCTGTAGGTCTTACTGCGAAGAAATCTGTATGTGTTGTTCCACCTGTAAGATGGTAGAACCAATCTAAATTAGATGCTTTCTTATCGTTCCACTCAAATACACCTTCATATCCTAACTCTTTTAATTTTTCATTACCTCTTTTAGATATGAAGTGTTTTAAATCATTTGCTTTCATATTTTCCAAATCACCCATCTCAAACATTTTATCGATGAATTTGTGTTCCATTTCAACCATATATTTAGCTGCTTGAATAACATCATCCTTTACTTCTTCATAAAGTTCAGGATATTCATCACACATATGTCTGAATAATTGACATCCCATTTTTGAGTGAAGTGATTCATCTCTTACACTCCATTTCATCTGCTGTCCGATTCCTTTCAGAAGATTTCTCATCTGAAAAGAATACAGGACTGCAAAGGAACTATATAGAGATACACCTTCTGCAAAAGCTGAGAATATAGCTAATGAACGGGCTACTTCTTTTCTTGCTTTAGGATTCGTTTGTAAATCCTCATGTGTCCAATCTGCTGAAGTAGCGGTTAGATATTCAAACTTTTCTGCGATTGCAGGTTCGTGTAGGAAAGCTTCGAAATCTTCTAATCCCAAAGATTCGTTTAAGTATGAGTAAGCGGTTGCGTGAATAGTTTCTTGCGAACCAAACATCATAGCCATTTGTTTAATTTCGTGCTTTGGAAACCACTTTGTAACCATAGTAGTCCAATAATCAGATACGGCACATTCAGTTTGAGCGAATCCTAAAAGGATATTACCAACCAAATGTTTTTCTGATTCATTAAGATTTTCGTTCCAATCTTTTAAATCACCCTGCATTGGGATTTCGGTATGTAACCAAAATGCTTGGGCTTGTTTCAACCAACCTTCTGTATAATAGATTGGGTATTCAAATGGTTTAAATGGTATGCGTTCTGTGAATAATTGTGTCATTTTTGTATCTTCTTTTTTATTAAATTAATTTTGTTTCGGTGATAATATATATGGGTTAGAAACCAATATCTGAGTTCATTTCGTTATATTTTTGTAACAAATTTTTTCTTACTAAACTCTCCCCTTTGTTCATATCACTTTGTGTTTTTTTACCATCAATGGAATCATCTGAGTAAATGTTAATTCTGCCATTACTCATATTTGCTTTTGAAGGTAAAGTCATTCCATCTGGTCCAAATCTGTTTTTTATTACATGCCAACGGCCTGTACCTGCTAATTTATCTTCAATCTTTCTACTAAGTGATACTACAAAATCAGCTGTCATCAATTTTGAGAATGAACCAGCGATTTTAGTACCAGTAATAATATCATCTTCAGCTCCACTACGATTAATTTGTGATGCTGTAAATAACGGACACTCATATTCACCTGCAATACCTCGTAATCCTTCTACGATTTCTTCTAATTCTTCGTGTCGTTCTTTTCTACTATTACCTTTTAACAAATCAGCGTAATCTACAATAATCACATCAGGATTCTTACCTTGCAACTTTAGTTTATCCAAAGATGCTCTCATAGTATTCAATCCTGCAGATTTAGTAGGCCAATGTTTTACGATAATATCACCATTCAACCCACCAACTTGATTTTTAACATCCTCAATGTTAAATTTAAGATTTGGAACTGCGATTCCAGTCAATACTGCATCATATCGTTGTCCAACATAACCTTCATTAAGTTCTAAGGTATAATGGACTACAGTTTTACCTTTCTTAGCGGCAGCCATACCAACATTTACTAAAGCCCAAGATTTACCGATGCCAGGAGGTGCTGCGAACATTATTAGTTCACCTTTACCAAATCCACCATCTACCAATTCATCAATAACATCCCAACCTGATGGGATAACATCTCTAACCGTAGCTTCATATCGTTCAATAATAGATTCTTTATATTCATGTCCAATATCGGTATCTTGTCCTGCTTTCATAGCATTATCAATCTTCGATTTAATTACATCGAATTTACCATCATTTAATAAATCAACCGATTCTAAGATTGCGTTCTTAAATGTTTGATTCTTACAGAACTCTAAAGTTTGTTCTTTTACATAACTCAAATCCTCAGATTCTAAGAAGTTCCAAACCTGCTTTAAATTGTCTATAATGGATTGTTTAAGAACATCCCTCTCAACCTTATCTACTTCATTTTTAAACACATCTAAGGTAGGTAAAGATGAGTAAGAATCAAAGTGAGCCATAGTTTTAGTAACTAACCACTCATTAGCATCTGAATCAAACATCTCAGGTTTTAAAATATCATATACTTGTTGAAGAAATATTCTATCTGTCAACAAGCAAGATATTATCTTTAACTGAAACGATGTTCCGAATTTGTTTCCGAATTTATCCATATGATTCAAATATACGAATTATTATTGTAACTACCAAATTATTTTCTGGTTTGTTTGGAGTATTTATCCAAATCACCCCAAGTATTTACCAACCACGTTTCTACATTCTTAAACGCAGTGTAAAGTTTATCAACCATAAACTCTTTTTTGAATCCAAAAGAATTTAATCCGTTGATTGGTGAATCAATGATATTTCGTACATTTGATGTAATCGCTGAACCCATTATTGGATTAGATAACTGCATTAAATCGTAATTTAACCTCAAAGTATCAGTATTCTCTAATATTTTGTTTTTCAGTTTCTCATCATCCATTTGAGATACCTTTTCAAATAGGGTATCTAATGTAAGTTCATCCGATTGAAGAAAATCTAATTTATTTACTAAGGTTTTTGGTCCGATACCCCTTACGCCAGGAATATTATCGGATTTATCACCATCGAATATTCTGTAATAAACTAAGTTGTGTGATGGAACACCATACAACTCTTTTACATCCTCTTTATGCATCCATTTCTTCTTAGTTGGTAAATATACTGAGATTCTATCATCTACCAATTGTAAGAAATCTTTATCAGAGGAAATTATCATAACTTCTTTTTCAAAAATGTGTCTGGCAGCATATGCCATAATATCATCTGCTTCAATGTGGTCAATATAACACAAATCAACAGGTAGGAACTCTAAATACTTAATCAAAAGATTAAAGTTTCGTTTCATAGATTCTGCTTGGTCTTCCAAATCTTCATAACCAACCAATCTATTTACTTTAGTTAGACCTGTTCTACCTTCTTTGTAACCACTATACATTTTTTTTCTACGATGTGAACC